GAGATTGAACACCGATAGTATTTGATGTGTTTTGAACATCCCATGAAGCCCCAGCGGTTCCTGCCACCCCATTAAATGTGAGAACAGCTTGTGTTAATGGCTGCATTGTCACAATTGAATTTGAACCAGAGGAAATGACAAATAGAGCGTTCGAAGAGTCATTGATTAAGCGATAAGGATGACCCGTTGCAAGAGTTGCAACTACTGGCATTTGTACAGTCTGAAAGGTTGCTCCGCTAAATATTAGCTGCCCAGCACTTGCGACAGTCAAGGTAGTCGTGCCGCCACTATTGGTTATCGATGAAGTTCCTGGTAGGAAGTTATTAGCCTTCAGATTGCTATTTGCATCCCATCCCGCAAAAGATGAAGCGGTAGGCGAAGTCGTTACAGAACCAACACCCGTACCCCCTCTTATTATTGCTAGTAATCCCGTCCATCCGAGAGTTAATGATGCTGCATTAACCAAAGCCGTTGAAGGGCTACCCCCTAGTGTTAATGTTACATTCGTATCATCAGTCTTAGTAAGAGCCGCAGGAGTTACGAGCTGGCTTGTAGTCGCCAATGTTCCTGATATAGGGAATGTGACATTAGTGGCTCCAGTCATAGTGAATGTAGATGCAAAAGCACCCGAAGTCGCTAAGTTTCCGGCCAGTGTCAGTGTATTCGTTCCATTATTTACACCAGTACCTCCTCGCGCAGGACTCAATTGACCAGACCAACCCATTGTCAGAGATACGGCTTGTAACAAGGCCGTAGAAGGTGTGCCACCTAGTGTTATAGTTACGTTCGTATCATCTACTCTAGTTAACGCAGAAGGGGTAACGGAAGGAATCTGTGATGTGAGTGCTAATGTACCGCTTACTCCTGGCCATTGAAGAGCAGTACCATCAGTAAGTAAAGGAATCTGATAATACGTATTATTAATTTTTGCTCGCCAATAAACCGCACCACTTCCCGCTGGATATGGCGTTGCATCCCCTCTAAATCCTACTGGATACGCAGTACTTCCAATAGCGATACTTGGTCCGGTATCAGATGAAGTATTACCGCTTGAAGCATCTATAATTGCGCCAGCACCTAATGCAAGACCTCCAGCTGTGGCACCAGATGAAGCACTGGTTTGATATCCTATAAAGGTATTATATGAGCCGGAAGTTACGGAAGCTCCTGATTCAGCACCTACCGCTGTATTGGCAGCGCCAGCCACATTATCTAATAAAGATGATTCTCCAATAGCGGTTAACAGCCCTCCGGTTGCAGCAAGGGCTGCATGAAAGCCAACCGCGGTAGAATTTATCCCATGCAAATTAGCTAATAATGCACCGCCTCCAATAGCCACTATACCTTGGCCATCAATATTACTGTCTAGTGCACTGATGCCAAATACTGTATTTTCGACATCATTACCTGGTCCCCTGCCTACAGTTAAGCCATTAATCAGGGCATCCCCAGTTAACGTCAATCCTGCAAACGTAGGAGAACTGCTGGCAGCAATATCCTGGGGAAGTGTCAGTATGACATCGCCTGTAATCGGGGTGCCTGATGTACCATTGACTAATACCTGGTTGCTCGTACCAGTGATACTATCTATAACAACAGGACTGGCCCAATTAAACCTAGTGTTAATTCCATCCCGAAGACCAACAACAATGTCGCCGACATCCAGCGCCCCTCCATTCTGGAAGGTGCTAAACTTTTGATCTGGTACTAAAGCCATAACCACACTCCTTGTGATATTGGTTCGCTTTGCTTAGTTAGCTGGCAGAGCGTAGAACTTAACTAGGATATCCGTCCCAGCAGTTGGCGCTAAGAAATGCATAACATCTCCAGCTTTAACTTCTACACCGTAATATTCACTGCCGATAATTAGGTCTGAAGTTGTGGCGGCAAATGATGCTCCAGCAGGAACCGCAGCCATAGCATTCAAGGCAAACCAGACTGACAGGTTAGCTTCAACTTGAATGACTGCAAACCATTTATTCACTGAATTTAATGCTTGTCCCATAGCCCCATTAATTGGCACAGTCAGTGTTGTGTCAGTCGTAATAGCTAATGAAGCACTAAATTTTTGGTCGCAGAATGGCAATCCGAACCCGTTGTACCCTGCGACATCCTTTTGTAACTTATATTGAGTAGTCATTTAATATCCTTATTTAAACTACGCCCAATTGCGCATTGGCCTCATAATGAAAGAATACAGCTCCTCGTGCCACAGAAGCCCCAGCAGTACTAGCTAAAACGGCATTAGTAGATGCTGCCAAAGAAACCGAATTAGTTCCCGCTACAGGAGCCCAATTAGTTAATAGTGCATCAGTTAGACTTGATGCTCCCGCATCGGAATAAGCTTTTGCTGAAAGATTTGAAAGCGTTCCAGCAGGTGTATAAAAAGTTACGCCTGGAGCAGTACGTTTAATCTCTTTTAATGGGAAGGATAGATTCGTGGAGTAAACTCGACAGATACCTCCACTAATTTCTGCAATTTGGAAGAATGTCAGGGCATTGTTTGATTCGCTCGAACCTGGCTGAACACCTAATGGGTATGATGTTTCATAGTAATATCGGCATTCCTGAAGTACTTGGTCTGGTGTCTGAGGGGCTGGACGAGTAGGAATATCACCAGGCACAACCGAGATTGAATTAGTAACTACCACGGTTCCCGATGTTGGACATGAATAAGTCACAACGATTGCAAATTTATCGGTATCTGCAATTTGAGTCGCATCGGTTATTTCCCATCCTGAGAACTGTAAATCTTCCTTGTCATTCAGGGTTGCGTAAGCTGCGGTATTTACAATGGATAAAGTTTCGGTAGCCTGTCCAAAGTTAGTCCTGGGAATCAATGTCCAATTCGCTGCGGTAAGGGTAAAATCTCCATTAGCTACAATGGTTCCTATAGATGTAGGAAGAGCGGGGATCGTAGCCGCTGCCCTGCCACTATATAAGTACACCTTTACCGTCACAGCACCACCAGCTTGCGTGCGAAAAGCATCAATATTTACTGATAATTTAGTTCCCAGCATCTTTTTAGCCTGGGAACCGGACAAGTACTGGATTTGATAATAAGCTTCATTGGCATTACCCGTAGTAGCCTGAAAGCCACCCGTTACAGCGTTCCTCACCACTGCAATATTGCCCACTACACTTTTAACAATGGTTTGATCCCAGCCATATTTAGCCGTAGTAGTGATATTGAATGACGTGCCTAGTATTTGCGCTGGGTTAAGTGGGAAATCCCACCCTGTCAATAAGCTTGGAATAGCCTTGAAATCTAGTTGTGGCTTATAATAGTAGAATAGTTCCGATATCTGCCTATCCAATGTAGTCTGGTCGTAGGCAATATTTGATACAGGAACTAAGCCAGTAGCGGCTATCATTACGCTACTAATATCAATCTGAGTGCTTACTGGTAAATCAAATTCAATATCAACATAAGCATCTGGTGATGAATCTGTGCTGGCTGACGCTGGTATAAGAATATTGCCGCTATACACCGCATATAAGCCATTACCATTAATAGTCGCTTGGACTATAGGCTCATCCACTACAATTCCATTAGACTGGCTATAATAAAGAGTTAAAGCGGTATCAGTTCCAGAATACGTTTTCGCAATGAATGCGCCGGATAAATACCCTGAACCCCAAAGATTGGGTGAGCCGTACAATCGCTGCCGAAGTCTTAATCGACTGACACCTCCTGAAGTGATGTTCAAGATCGTACCTGGATTGGTTAAGCGATTTAATGAACCTACTGGGGTTAGCTGGGCTACCGTGACAGTGCCCACACCAGAGCATGTGACAACCAAATCCCATCCTGGAGCTAAGGCCACTACTTCCTGAGCCGCTGCGTTAAAACTATAAGTATAAGTTGGCGTATTGGTGTCAAATACAACTTCTGCAAATTGAGGATTAGACAGCTCATTCTCAAAGGCACTAGTAATTTCGCTACTTGAACTATCTCCAATATAAGGTACTGCTTCCCGCGCAAACTGAGGCACATCGCCAGCATCTGTGACACGGACATAATATAGTTCTACTTCCCCTTCTGCATCATAGGGATAGAAGTAAGGAATTACCGGATTGCTCAATGAGTCCTCAAACGTACCAATTGAACTCAATGTCATAGGATTTGGCAATTGAATGAATGTGTAATTCGGGGAAGTACCTGTAATCTGATAGACAGGCTTTAATACTCCACGCTGATTATCCTGCTCAAAGTAAACAAGACCTCCAGATAGAGGCGCACCTGTGTCCTTGTCCAGCAATACATCTTCGATGCTGAAGGCGGGAATGTAATGTGAGTCAATAGCCATAGCACATCCTTATGCTTGATTTCTACCCAAGTACCCCTGTATAATGATTACTTATTACACAAGGGGACAATATGACAATCTTATTAGCTTTAGTAGCACTGTATTACGCTGACGATTTTATCGATTGGTTATTCCGATAATCATCATAAATGCACTTTCCCAGCCAATTTAACCTTCAAGATGAACGCGCCTAACTCTTTCAAGCGACCGCCCTTATCCTGAATAAATTTCTTATGGTCATCCAATTCCTTTTGGAGCCGTTTGTGTTCTGCGCTATTAGTCTCTACCGCTTTCATCTTGGCTTCGATTTTAGGTAGCGCATCTTGCTTAAATTTAATCTGCTTCTTAAGGGCATCAGATTCTTGAATGGCATCTTGCCTGACCTTCTGCTCTTTAGCCGCATCTTTCATCGATTTGACTAAATCATCATAACCTTTTTTAACTGAAGCTGCTTTACTTTCGCCCTCTTTTACTCCTGCAATAGCCTCTTTAAGCTCTTGGACTTTATCCTCGACTTCAGGCAATGCCTTAAGATAATTCTTAGTCAAAGTGTTGGGCTTTAATAACTTATTGACGCTACTTTCGCCAATATGAGCAGCCAGCATGTGCTTCTTCAACTCAGGGTAAGACTCAGTTAAGGCACGCAAGAACTCATTACCAGACTGAGTATTAGCAATGTCGATCATAGCTCTGGACGGGATTTCCCCCTTACTCAAAGCTGCCTTACCAACATTATTCTTCTCAAGGTCTTTGTATGTCTTCCAGCCTTTATTAGCCTCTTTAATCATGCCTTGAACTTCTTTACCACCTACGGCTTCTAAGCGCGTAGCTAATTTATCAGCATGGTTATCAAGGCGTTCAGCTAAGCTACCAAGTCTCTTGAACTCAATCTCATTAACTCCTGAGTACTGTTTCTTGCGAGTATCTTGAGCCATTTTCTCCAGCGTTCGCTGTAAATCAAATATGTCGCTTGCATTGACTTGTTCTCCTTTAAGTGCTGCCAGTTGACCTTCTAAAGCCTTCTGCTCAGCTGTACCGGAACCATAGCCTGGAGCCAGTTCATCAGCTGCTTTCAATTCTTCTAAATCAGAAGTAACCGCTTTAATCTCTTTCGAGTTATCAGCCATTATCTTCTTCTCGACATAATGATTACGCGCTGAGTCATACAAGTCAGAGCTTGATTTCTTCACGTCCTTAATAGCCTTCTGGACAATAGCACCACCCTTAAGCCTAGGATTATCTAATACGCCAAGAGTTTCCTCAGCTGCTTTCCTAGCATCTTCCGCAGCTGCTTTCTTCTCAGCCACAATTGCCTTGGTGTCAGGCTCAGGAGGAATTTCCCCAATTTGCTGCTCAGGGATTTCAGTGAGAGGTTTTTTCTCAGCCAATTGATGATTCTTAACATTAATGCTCTCCTGTAATGATACCGGACTAGCCTCACCTAAAGTCTCACCATGGATAGAGGAATAATCTAATTTAAGCGCATCTTGCAATGCTTTTAGATCATTTTTGCTCGCACCTGTTTTGCCCGCAGATTCTTCAATCCTATTCTCTAATGCACGCTGGAATAGCTTTTCCTTGCTCGGAGTGCTTGCAATTTTCTTAGCCTTACTAATTCCTTTGCCAACCAATTTCCCACCACCATACAGCGCAGGAAGTGCTCGAAGTAACTCATCACTCTTCTTAGTGGGTTCTAGTCCCAAGAACTTCTCCACTCCTGTATCTTCTGGGATTGAACCAGTTCTCAACCAATTTGGAGTAATTTTCTTATCAGCAAGCTCATCGAAAATTTCATGAGGAACATTGGCTAATCCTTTCCCGCCTTCACCTAAACCAGCCAATACTTGCTGGGCAATATGAGGTGGGTAGCTTAGAGGATGATTAATCAATTCTGAACCAATTTCCTTTAAATTACCTGGAGCATTACCGACTTGCTTCACAAATCCTTGTAGCGCATTGCCTAGCATATTGACGGTATCGCTAGCTAATCCTCTCCAGTCCGCTTTATTATCACCTTCTTTCCCAGCAGCTTTCGTCAATTCTAATTCCAATGGCTTTGAATTATTAAAAGGCGTTGCGGCAATTTCAGATTCTTCATGGTCTTCTGGTGGAAACTGTTTCTGCAATACAGCTTCAATCTCTTCATGGGGCATACCATCTGGAAATTCACCAATTTCACCATTGGGTAATTTTACTCGAATAGGCATTATTCTAGTCTCCCAGTTTTAGGATTATAGACTTTAACGCCACCGAAGTTTGAATCTCTAGTTTTCAAGCGGCCATATTCTTCCTGGTTCTTGTTGAAGGCATTAGAGGCTTCTTCTAACCAGTCGGTCATATACTTCTGAGTGGCGAGGTAAACTTCAGGCGTAACAAGACCTTGAACAATTTTCATGTCTTGCATTGACTTCTCAGTTAGCTCCTTGATAGCCTCAATACCAATGTTCGCGCTAGCAACTTTTAAACGTAACGAAGCAATCTCAGGTGCTAAAGCTCTTGACGCTAGAACCTTAGCCATCTCATCGGGATTCTTATTGTCTATTGAGTCAGCAATTTGCTTAAATGAATATCCTTTAATCTTAGCAGGGTATTTGCTCAGAGGTTCAGAAACTTTTCCTTCAAGATTCTTTAATTCAGCTACAAACCCAGTTCTCTTTTGAAGCTGCTTAATGTTCTCTTCGCCTAATGGATAGACTGGAGTTACATCGTCAATCTTAATGTTGTTCTCTTGAGCGTACTGAGAAGGCGATAATCCACTGCGTAATAGGCGAGTGCCTTCTACAGGGTCAACACCCATACCAGTCATTAATCCGACAGCTCTCTTCTTCTCGTTAGTGGGTAATTTATCAAACCCACCACCAGCTATCATATCCTTGCTGCGATTAGTCACAGTTTGAGTATGTTCCTGGCCAACTTTAAATGCTTCCTTTAAAGCCTTAACGTGCTCTGGATCAGCATTGGGATCGTGCTCTAACTGATAAATTGCTTCAGCATTAGCTACTGCTCCATTCATTTTCATGCCGGATTGGAGTCCCTTCTCAGTAAGTTTTTGAATCTGAGCCTTCTTCAAATCGCGCTCAAGACCAAACTTCTCTTCATAGTGTTCAAGAGCTTTAGAATGTAAGGCATTCGCCAAAGATTTACCTTGGTCATTTAGAGCATATTCTTTTGGCTTATGTTCTACCTCAAGCTTCTTCAATGAGTTAGCAAGCTCACGCGCACTAGACTCCTGCTTCATCTTGGCTGGTTCTTGAGAAATCTTATAGCCCTTCAGTACATCTTCGAGCATATTCTTAAAAGGTGACTCCAGGATTGGCTTACTGGAGAAATCAGTGAATTGAATAGCCATTGATACCTCCCTTAACCGAAAATATTAGAGCCTACTTTGGCTCCTGGTACACCACCTAGTAAGCCTCCTGCTCCAGCACCTAATGCTTTACCGAACATGCTCCACAGGGAATTGCGATCAGAATTCTTCTGCTGTTGATTCTGGAAGGCTAAACCGCCTTGCTGATTGAGCGCACCACCTAAAGCGTCAGTCAATTTACCTGAAGCATCAAATCCTCGACTAGCTATGCCTTCTTCTCCAGCTAAGCCCGTGTCATATCGACCAAGAACATTAGAAAGCCACTCTTGCATGTCCTGTGAAAGCAAGCCATCAATGCCTTGCGCTTGATTCATTTGGTCTAAGGGCGTTCCAGCAACACCACCAGCTGCGGCAGTATTTCCTAGCTCCTTAGTTAGCAGGTCTTTCTTAAAGTTAAACCCTTCTGAAGTCTTGTAACCTTCCATAAGCTTATTAATAAAGCCCGTAGGGTCATTCATCATATCTTCGTATTGACTCTTAGTCTTACCAGACGCATCCTTGCCCTGATTCACGTAATCGTCATAACCTTGATGCGCTACACCAGGAATCTGATTTAAATATTGATTGGCAGCATCACGAGGATTTTCCCCGCCACCAAATAATTTACTTAACCAACTCATAATTCATCTCCCTATGGATAAGCGGTTTTAGTTAACTTATACAATGCGCTTGTGCCCATGCCTGTGCCGTCATCCAATTTGACTACAATTTCATTATAAGTAGGGTTAATGGCTGGATTAGCCACATACCACATAGTTCCATTGGGCATCTGTTGATCCGCAGGTAAGGCTATAATCGAAGCTAATTGAGCCTGGGTCACAGTAGGGAATGTCCAGCCATTATCTGAAAGTCCATTTCGCAATATATTGTTCAATTCATCGTTGTACATTTGCATCTGGCTGGTTAGATAACCATTTTCGTCAACAAATTTTACAGACTGAAAGGTTGGAATAATCATTGGTATACCTCAATCATCCCGTTAGCTATCGCTATAGCGCCAAATCCCCAGAATCTCATTTGAATAGTGAATTGATTCGCTTCACCCAACTTATTAAACCTGGGTTGATTTTTGTAATGCCCTGTACCATGCATATAATAAATGTTGGCATTACCATACGTTTCCCCACCGTTCTTAGAGCATGTGACATCAATTCTAGGGCGGTAAATCTGGCAACTTCCTCCTTCAACTAAAAGGGGTAAGTCGTCTTCTGAGTACATAATTTCACCACTGACTTCGCCCAAGATATAGCCGTCACATTCATATTGGAAATCGACATTAGGCTCTACTCCATTTTCAATGGTGAAACTGAACTGGTTGATGATAAAACGGTCACTCCCTGGAAGCCTATAGGTGTCACATTTCCTGATTCTCGGAATTTCGTAGTCATTCTGAATATCGGTTGAAATAGAGGTTAAGTCCGTGCTTAAGCGCATTAAGCTTCCTTGTTTCAATGAGACAAAGTAAATCTCATTATTAAAGTAGGCTATCTGACGCGCAGGATGGTAGGTGAAATCCCAATCCGTGATATCGAAGAATCTAGCAGTCGTAAAATCATACATGATGGAGAAATTATCATCCGCATGAAAGAACGTAAGAATATAGAATATATGACCGTCCTGCCTATAGAACATGGCGGTAGAGATTTCAGGATGCCTCACTCGGCTTAATAGATAATCTATTCCATCTGTAGAGAGACGTTGAGCCTGCCCTCCTTTCATAACCATGATGGCTGGAGAAGATTTCTCATTAATACCTAACCATGCAATCATGTCATCGGAGGCAGCTATGGTGGATACAGAGGCAACCCCGTAATCGATGTTAATGGAAGATTGGCGCTGATAGATTTGAATCCCAGCAACGTTCGTCCATATTTCACATACGGTTGAACCCATGACTAGTAAATTATTGCCATGACTTGGAATTCTGATACATGCTTTTGCGAAATCAGGCTTGGTTTGCAGTGTCAGGGTTTGAACGTACTCTATATCCCAGGCAGTAGAAGGACTCATGGAATTATAGCCTGACTTATAGACATACCATTGGGAACCACTGGAGTCGGTATTACCATTTCCGAAGATGAAATATGTGTTCTGGTAAGTGACATAGTTCGGCGTAAAAGACTGTGGTGTTCCTGTGAACACTGCGGCTCGTACTTCGTCAATAACAGGGTCGTAATTGTAAATATACGCTGTAGGAGTGCCATCAATAATGACAATCTGAGAGCTTAAGTTTTCGTCCATGAATACTTCGCCAACCTCAGTGCTTAGGCTGAAGAGAAATACCCATCCCAAATTAGGATTAATTCTGTATACATTGGAACCTAATACAGCTAGTAAGAAATTCCCACGAGTTGAATGGAATAACCCCCTTCCCTGGATTTCCGAGCCTAATATTTCTATTGCTTGGTTATAGCCTGCAAAATTGATAAGCCATTCATCGGAGATAAACATATTCCAAGTGCGTTCATCAGAAATAATCGGATGACGGCCGAATATGCTTGAGCCTACAATCCTTACGGGGATTTGTGTTCCACCAGGGGTTATAATGGCCATTAATTAACCCATCCGTGACCAATATTTACTTGACCATAGTTGATTCCCCCACGTCTTTGTAGACTAGATAATTTGACTAATCTCAGATCCATTGGGCCGCTCTTCTTGCTAATAGAGTCCTCGTAATTGGCTAAAGCTTTGGCAACACCAGGAGGAACGGAGTAGTTATACTCAGCACATAGCCGAGCTGCTAAATCGAATTTCAAATAGTTAATGTAGAATCTATCCAGCGTCAGAGATAAATCCTGATTGAGTACTACTTGCTGAAGCCTGAACTGTCCCCAAATAGTTAATGGGTAGGCTTGGTTAGGCTTAAAGTAGATATATAGGTTAGCTCCTTGAAAGCAGCGTTCCATATGCCAGCTGCCAGGTAATGACTGAATGTTATCAGCGCGAGAAGAACCGAAGTACTCACGTCTGGCGCGATTCTCAGTCTGGTATCGCACTGTATCGATATAGAATACGAAGGTCTCAATCTCGATTAAATCTGGGATGAAGTATTTCTCCTGACCTGTAATCGCATTGAAATTATATTCTTCGTAATAAGGGATAAGACCGTTCTCAATAGTCTTATCCGCGATTAAATCATTTAGGAACTGTAGGCCATCGTTAGCCTGCTGGCCTCCAACTGTCTCAAAGCCACGTGAAACAATGCCTG